TGCAGTAGTCAGAGCTAGTGAATCTAAATGACTACGTATCTGAGCATCGATAGCCTTCTGCATGTTGTAACCCTTCTCAGCAGTACCACGACCCCAGAAACGACCAGGTAGTGAGTCAGCTTGGTAGGCAATAACAGGTCGATCCTTCATCATATAAGGAGAAGGCTCAGCTTTGAGTAGGTATTGATTGTCTGCAATAACAACTACAGCCTCAACCATGTCAGAGTAGTGATCTGCAACAGTATCTTCAGGGAATAATTCAAGTATTTTAGATTCTGATTCTTCTAATCCCTCTAGCATATCACGAGGAATCAAACCATAGTAACGGATTACTTGGATCTTATCAGCACGAGAAGGTACTGGCTCTTGTGTTTCTTCTAGTCTAGTAGATCCATATCCAGGAACTACGTTAACTTTACGATAGATGCCCTTCTCAATACCTTGAATGATAGTATAGTAAGACATGTATTCTTCAATAGCTACACCTAAAGATGTCTCTACTGTAGTAGCATTAGGGTCAATGAGGAAGTTACGTGGGTTGATAGCATTTAAAGCTACCATAAACTGTTTCTTTTCCGTAACACCAATAGCTGCCATGCCTGTGCCTTCAATAGGCTGTGTATCAGGGGACATAACAGTTTGTTCTTCAATTACAATTTCACCAATACCAGTGCCATACATCTCAGCTAACAAAATAATATCATCAATAGACTTTTTAGTCCTAGAAAACTGGAAATCTTCATGCATTTGACGACGTACTAACTCAATATCTGCAGGGTTTTGATCATTCATGTCATCAGCGATATCAAAGAAATCACCACGACCAAACACTGCTTCAGAGATTTCAGCTTGTTTAGCTTCAATAGCTTGCTGTAATGCAGGAGTTACTAAGCGACTACGTTCAGATTCACGACTTTGATCAGCTAAATCCCATATACCTCGGAACATACGCTCGTATTCTTCCCAGGTTTTAAGGTAATTTACATCTCTGTTATTTCTCCATTCATTACAGTGCATTGTAACGAACTCAATAACTTCTTTGTCAGCATCTGTGACAGGAGTTTCTTCAAATTGATCCATCTTTTTAGTTGCCATGTTTTAAATACTCGCTTGTGGAATGGAAGATTGTGGAATTTGTGGTGCAAACACATTAGTAACTGGTGCTTGTGCTTGTAATGGAGGAGTTAGATTATCAATGTTAATATCATACGATTTGTTTGTCGGATTAACATCAATATTACGCATAGCAGGACTGAGCAAACGCTCTTGTGCTGTCATATCTGCACGTTCACCTGTTTGTCTTGCAAAGGTTTCCCCTGCAACACGCATATAATCGCCAGCAGAACGCTGATATTCTTGACTTGCTACGTCTTTTGCTACGATAATCTTGGATAGTTTAGGGTCATTGGCTGCAGCATTGAGAAACTTCTTAGCCATTTCTTTGCTTTTGAACTCAGCAGCTAATGCTTGTTCTGCAGTTTTACCATCACGAGCAGTTAAACCAGCAATAGCTTCTGCTACTTTGTCTTGAGAAAAGCCAAGACCTTTATTCTGTTTAGCAAACTTTACTGCATCAGGTACGCTAGTTGCTACTAATTTATCTAGATCAGAAACAACTGACTGAAAGTCTACGTTATTTTGTAATACGTTTTGAAATCCTTCACCTTTAGTAAAAAGTTCTTTACCTTGTACAAAGTGTTGTACTTCATGAAGCATATTACTTTTAACTTCAGCAGGTTTCCACTGAGGAGATTGTCTGTTAAAATATACAACATTGTTTGCTTCATCAAATGCTGCAAGGCGAGGAGAGTTAGCTTCATCTAAGAAACCAATCTTTACATCACCAATATCAGGATATGCTTTCTTTAATGTCTCAGCATTAAATACTTCATCAAATCCTAATACTTCTTTTGCTGGCATTGTGTTTAAATCAATACCTTTTTTAATAGTGACGTTCTCATCAGAGATTTCCATCATTGCTTTTCTAGCTACTGGATCATAAGCAATACCTGAGTCTGCCCACTTCTTCATCCAGTCTTGTGCATCTAGTTTGAACCAATCTTTCTGAGCGTCTACTAAAGCTTGTTTAGCAGCAGTCTCATCAATCATTCCAGATTTAGCTAGATTACTAATGCCTTCACCACCAATGAACATCTCTGGTACTGTAGATGGAGTAGTTCTGCTATCAAAGATACCAGTACCGCCTTTAACAACTCCTTGTGCTTCTAGACTATCAATGAGATCAGGAGCAATCTGTCTGAATAACCCAGTAACAATACCCATTAGTAAGAGTCTCCAGAGTTAACCTCAAATGACTGCATCTCATAGCTATCAATCTTTTCAGAATTAGACTTGCTATCTGACTCTGGATTCTCATATCTTGTACGAATCTCTTGCTCATCGCAGGTACGAATAGGAGAACAAGTAATATCAAACTTCTCACAGAAACCTACTGGATGCTCTTCAATGTCAGCCCAAGCAGGACTAAGAGGAAGTGCAGAAGCTTTAAGATCTTTAGCAGGACCATTCATAATACAATCACGAATGAACTGGTTATCGTAGTAGTGCTCACAATTTGAGCAGGTACGTCCTCTAGCTTCACCAGGACCAATACCCCAGATAACTGCTTTCTCAGCCCAGAACTCTTCATTAGGTTCAATTGGATTAGCAGGACCTAGACCAAATCCTTCGATGGTAGCTAGGTGGTGTTTGATATTAACTGCATTGCTTTGAATAGCAATGGGGCAGTTATCTAGTACTCGAATGTCCATTTAGTATCCTGATATAAAGTCTAAAGGCTCAACACCTTCGTTATCGTCATCCTCAAAGTACGAGGTTACTGCAAGCTGGTCAATGTAACTTAATGCATCAACCAAGTCATCATGCACCTGACTGGTAGGAAACATCAGTAACTGGTCTTGAAACTCTTTCCAGTCTTCATCCTCATTGAGGATTACTTTACCATGCTCAAACCGTCCCTGTAATGCCCACACCACACGCTCTGTCTTTTGCTTACCGCCATGCGTTAAATCATGGATAGAAGCATATACGTTGTTAGACCTCATCAGATCGCTTAGATAGGGCAACACAGCGTTTCTAACAGTGCCTCGCTCCATCCCTACACCCATTGGTTTAAACTCCCTGATGTTCTTTAGGATACGTGCAGCAGCATCCTTAACATCCCAACGTCCATGCTCAATCTTCTTTACAAACCAGACACCATCATCAGTAACTTTAACTACTGCGATAGCTGATTCATCTAATTTCTTTTGTCTTGCACTGCTATAGTTTACGTTAGTAAAACCAGCTAAGTCAATTGCTATGTACCAGACACCATCTGTGGGTTCTTCACCAAACTTAACCCATTGTTCTTTAAACAGGTCTGTTCCTGCGTTATCAAAGGAGGCTTCGTATTCCTGCTTAAACGAGAAGCTACTAAGCGTCTTTTTAGCACCTTCAATCTCTTTCGGATCGATAAGCGGATTATCCTTGGTCGTAAAGTGCCAGCTCTTCCATTCAGGATCATCTTCTGTCTTACCAAGGTTGTACATATCGTAGAACCAGTTACGACCCTTTGGTGTCCCAATGAAGAGAGCGTTCCCCTTTTTATCGGAAAGCGAAGCTCTAAGTACTTTCTCCCACGTCTCACTCTTAATATCAGCTACTTCGTCCAGAACAAGAAAAGTAAGGCTAACCCCACGAAGGGTGTCAGGGCGATCAGATCCTCGTACATATATCTTTGCTCCATTAATAAGAGTGATATCCATATTATTCACATGACTGCTTTGAATAACATCTCTACCTAAATCCATTAATACATCCCAGATAATCTGACGAGCTTGTCCCTGGGTTGGTGCAACATACATTACAGCACTACCTTGTGGGCAACGTAGTCCTTCGACTAATAATGCCACAGCAGATAATCTAGATTTACCGCATCGCCTACCAGCGACAATAACTTTAAATCTAGTAGTATCTTGAAATACTTCTTTTTGCCAAGGTAATAACTCAAAACTAAGATTCATTATCGACCTCAGTATAATCGATTATCTCAGCTTCTATTTCTTCTACTGCTTCAACCTTAGTTTCACCTAATCCAGTTATATTAATAGTAACTGCATTACGTTGTCCTTTAGCATCTTTTTCAAATAGAGATGTAGGTAACATTCTATCAAGACACATTTTAAGACATGCTACTTGGTCTTTATCAGAATCATCCAAAGCCTTTCTAAGTACAGTATCAATAACCTTTGTACCTGAAGTAGATAATAACCTTGCTTTGAATTCTTGTATTCTTCCTGCATCTCCTACTGGTCTTCCTACTTTGTTTCTCTTCTTTTTGCTCTCCACAATTGACTTAGGAGGACGACCTCTCCTAGGACGGACTGTGGCAGGAGACAACAACAACTCTTTAAAAGAGACATCATCAGACATTTAAACCTTTTCTTTTCCTGCTATCGCAGAGAACGGATTACCAACAAAAATAATAAACTTCTACACTACTTAGTACTAAGTAGTCTTAAGTTGTCTATCTCAGGTTTTTTCTTCTTGTTGTTTTTTCAACTTAGTTTTCTTCTTAGTACAACTATTATACCATAACTTCTAGGATTTGTCAAGCTTTATTTTACATTGCTCCCCTGGAGTGTCTACTTTAGCGGGTCTAGGGAGACAAGCTTGCACGTATTCCGCAGTAAATGACTCTGTCCCCTTTATTGATGTCTTAATTGTACTGCTGACTAACAATACTAAGTCATTGATTTCATTAAACATATTGTCTAGACTAACTGCTTAATATTTAAGCAATATTATGCCTATTATTTAAGCACTTTAATTTTACTTTTTAGGAGTTTAGGAGTCATTCTACGCAGCAATATGTGGCGATAGCCCCTCCCCCGTTGTTTCTACGCAACACTAACCTGTCAATTAGGGAAAATACCTATTGACAAACCAGGAATATAAGGGTATAGAATTGACCCTACAGAACACTGTATATCCATACATTAGGGTAAACACCTATAGACATTATATAAAATCTAGGGTACAATTGAATCATCAACTAGGGAAGGGAATTAAAAATGATGATCTACGAAAAAATTATTATTTGTTTACCACTATATGCATTATGTATCACAATTATATATGTAGAATTAACTAGGAAATAAGGGTTTATCCCTATAGACAATTCAAAATCTATAGGGTATACTTGAATCATCAAATAAATAAGGGAGCATAAAATGTTAGTAAAATTATCAATAGATCAGCGTAGATTAGTTTTACAGGGATTGTGGAAAGAGCTAGACATGTATAATAATATGCTTAATAATACTACTGATAAATTAGTTACTAAGCATGCAATTGACAATATTAATGCTATAATGGAATTAGAAGATAAACTAATTAAGGGAGCACTAGCAAATGATTAAATTATCTAAAACAAGTAAACTAGATGGCATTTTATCCTGGAGTTTACAGGCAATTGATACATGCCCTGGAAGTAGTGATGGCAAGGGAGGATTAGTAGACGCTTGCAAGGGATGCTATGCCACTACAGGGAATTATAATTTCCCGAATGTCAAAGCACCTAGGGCATTCAATCGAGAGGATTGGAGGCGGGACGATTGGATTGATGACATGGTAAAAGCTTTAGATTCATCCAGATATTTTAGATGGTTTGATTCTGGGGACATGTACGATTTAAAACTAGCTCATAAGATCTTGCAAGTAATGGAGTTGACACCTTGGGTAAAACACTGGATGCCCACTAGGATGCATAAATTTAGTAAGTTTAAGAGGGTCATAGAGCGCATGCAAGGGTTAGACAATGTAGTGGTACGTTTTAGCTCTGATAGTGTCACTGGAGGGGTTATAGAGGGTTTAAACACTAGTACTATCTTCTCTGATACCTTACCAGAGGGAGCTACAGAATGTAAAGCTTATCAGCATGACGGCAAGTGTAATGGATGCAGGGCATGTTATGATAAGAGCGTACCAGTGATAGCCTATAAAGCGCATGGTATTAAGATGGCTAAAGTAATTAAGATTCTAGCGGTAGGGTAAACACCCATAGACAAGTGAAGTATTCTGATATACAATGGACTCATTAACTAAACAAGGGAGCAAATAAAATGTTAGTATTTAATTATTCAAGTAAAAAAGATTTAAAAGCAAGTGTAGGAAAACCATTACGCTATATTGAGACAAGCTTATTTGGACCAGAGTATAAGACTAATGGGGTTTTGACTGGGGCTAATCGTCCTCATATTACAGGGCAAGGCAGAGAGTTTTTTGCACAAGTGACAATGGAAGACGGACTAATTAAGGGAGTAAAATAATGGACTCATACAATGCAGTAGGAATTGCTGAAGGATTTATTGAGGCAGAGAGTGAAGAGCAAGTGATAGAGGCATGGCAATACTTGCATGATACTAGAATTGGATATGGTTTACAGGGATTTTTTGGCAGAACATTACAACATCTATTAGATGAAGGGATTATATCATGATATTTTCATTAACAATTAAAGTAGACAACGATGCATATCGTAATCAGGCAGTGCAGTATCAATTGATTGATAACCTTAAGGATATTATATCTAAGCTTGAAGATGCTAACGACTGGGGAACAGTGCGAGATGTTAACGGCAATACTGTAGGTGATTGGAGTTTAGAATGAAGACATTTAGAGTGATGCTAAGCAGAGTAGAATACTATGGTAAAGAGTATATAGTAGAGGCAGTAGATGAGAGCAGTGCAATAGACCAGGCTTGGGATATGTCAGGTAATTGGCAGCGAGTAGAGAGTGAAGAGTTTACTAATGGATGTGAAGAGATTAGCCACGATGAGGAGTGTGGAAAATGACTACATTAAATATTCAAGTTAGACTAGACAATGCAGCATTCGAAGATGAAGGATTAGAAAGTGAATTACATTATGTATTAAGTGCAATTGCCTATAAAATTGCTAATGGTCAGAAACAAAATCAAGTGTATGATAGTAATGGAAACAACGTAGCAACATTTAAAATTGAGGAGGAATAGATGAACAGATACAGTGACGGCTACTATAATGATAGCTATTATGAACCAGAGGATGATGAAGACTTTGATGAGGATACAGTAGATGAGAGTGAAGACTATGATGGAGAAGACGAAGATGAATAAAGAACATGGTAGTTTATATGATAGAGGCAGTGCAGATGCATACTACAGACGACCTATTAAACCACACTACTATCCTAATCAGGATGTAGGATTGAGTGAACCAGTCTGTGACTTAACTAAAGAGCAAGAGATGGAGTATCTTAAGGGATACTGGGATCAACAAAAGAGTGGAGACTTTAAAAACTATGACTGAAGATCTATTTATCAAGGGACTATTGACATTCACACTGATTTACTTTACAATACAGTTAGTGCTTGCTTACTTTGGAGGATATTTATAATGACTAAACTATATAAGATTAGTGATGAGGTAGGTGTTATCAGAATATTTAGTAATAAGGATGAGGCAGTAGGGTTTGCAGCTATCGACAAATCATTTAGGATAGAGACAGTTAAGGTAATTAAACAAAAGATAGCTACAAATAAATTCAATTGGGCATATAAAATTTTAGGACAGGGGATTGTATGAGATGCTATTGTTGTGATAAAATATTAAGTGACTTCGAATCTACTCGCAAGAGTGTTATGACAGGGGACTACTTAGACATGTGTAATAAATGCTACGCTACAATTAAGGATGACTTACATGCAGAAGAACGATACGACTTATTTGATGGTGATGAAGATTCATTGGAAGACAATAATAATTTGTCTGATGATCTGGACTTTGGGGTTGACATGGATCGCTAAGCATGTTATACTATCTACTAAGTAGTATTAAGTAGTCTTAAGTAGTTTTATATTATTATTGTTTTCTATATAGGAACTAAGAAGATGGACGAAATCAATCAAGATTTAGAACAGGCACACTACCACTTTGCAGTATCAGAGATTGTCTACTACATTTCACAATACGGAATAGACAATGTAATGACAGATATATATGATTACCTGGAGGTACAAAAGAATGGCAGTCGACTCAAAGTTTCTTAAGCATGTAGAGTGTCAGAAGTGCGGGTCTTCAG